CTTAATTCTGATCGTATTAAATTAAGCTCATGATCAGCATACACATCATCTAAAATGATATATTCAAGAGGTCCTTTTTTGACAGGAGTTATTTGCATTATCCTCTCCTCATTTTTGAAATATCAATTGCGTCTTCCGCTTGAAATATAGGTATTGCATTACTTTTGTGTAGTTGACCAATGCCAATCATAGCATCACCAGTATATTGTTGAACTGGTTTTTTAGCTGCTACACCAGCCCCAGTATCCACGCTAGGAATACTGTTGGTAGAACGGTTAGGATCAACCACAACAAGTGGATGGTCAATTGCACCCACACGGGCGACTTTCCGTATATCTTTTCCAGTTGGTTTAATATCATACTTTTCTAATAAAGCTTGCCATGAAGCACGTTGAGCCCGCTGCTTAGCAGTAGGCTTTCGTGGTTTACGTTTAGGGATATAAGGATAGATAATCATTTTGCTGGGCCTTCAAGTTTAGCTCTAAGGCCAGTTTCTTTGTTACGCTGATTTATAGCACCAATCATTTCAAGAGCATCACGTTTACATAAAAACTTATCTAAGAAATTAGAACCATCTTGACGAAATACTCTAATTAAATATTCACGTTGTGTTTTCATAATATATTCTCCGAAATACTGGCAATATCTGCCATTAGGAACATTATATCATAATAATCAATTAATGTAAACTGTTATTTAATTAAATGTTGTGATATAACCATCAAACTAATCCAAGCCCATAGTGTGTTAAATCCAACTAAAGTTGGTAATGCCTTTTTTCTACTAGCCCAAATTAATGCTAAACTAGTGGCTAATGTTAAAAAATATAGTTGCCAAATTTGAATATCAAAAATTAACCCTGGAACAATGATAATAGCCTTTGCGGTCCATGATACAAATTCAATGGTATTATAATTAGTCCAATATTCTTTAGTAAACCACATGGAATAACATTGTTTAATATTATTCCATCCTGCATGAGTGTAACTAAGTATAATAAAAAATAACCATGCTCCGCATGCTAATAATACTTGATTACTGCTCATTGTTATTTTGCTTTAAATTCAGCATCGTTTGCGCCTGCTAGAACGATACCTGAACCATAAATACGATTATATTCGCTTAATAGTTCTTTCTTAACAATTGCTGTACCAGCTACTGATGTATCGCTGATGTCAATATTACCTTCTGAGTAAGGCATGAATGGAGAGAACCCCACTGAAACTGTACCTTCTTTTGTTTGATGATATACGAGTGTCACTCCATTTTTAATGGTTGTTTTATCATCTTTTTGACTAAGGATCTCAGCAATGATTTCCTCACCTGAAGTAAACTTAATTAATTTAATATCTGCCATCTTGTTCATCCTTTAAAATAGTAAATTCAATAAAATCTGCTGCCTGTTCTAAATTGCCAAAGTGTTTCACAAAGAACTTATCAAGATCTAGCACATGATGAGCTACTATGACTACACTCATATTTTTGAAGATCGAAATCTTCATTTGATAGTTACCTCTCCTAATAAAAGGATAGGAAACTAAATCTTTGATCAACTTGTCTTTCATCATATATTTATGAAAAGGGAGGTTACCCTCCCTCTCCTTTTAACTATCTAAGTTATCTCTTTCAGCTAATAACTCTCTAACACGTTCAATATTAGCAACTGGTGGTAAACCGTCTGTAATCTCAATTGTACGAGGTTTCTTAGAGTCAGGAATAACATTACAAAGAGCAATGCGTAAGATACCATTTTGGAACTCAGCTGATCCAACTACTTCTACTGTATCAGCAAGTTTAATGGTCTTAACGAATGATCTTGTACCGATACCCTTATGCAGATACTGTACTTCATCTTCAGGATTTTTTTGACCTTTGATCTCAAGCACTGAATCTTTAAGGGTGATAGTTACCTCTTGTTTATTAAAGCCCGCGATAGCTAATTCTACGATGTAGTTATAGTCATCGACTTTAATAATATTATGAGGTGGGAATGTTGATGTTGGTGCTTGAGCATTCAATAGAGTGTCTAACTCATTAATGATGTTGTCAAAACCAACTGATGATGGCCAAATAGGGCCAAATGATACATTTGTAGTTCGCATATATTTTCTCCTTATTTAAGCGAGTTTAACAAAATCCTACCCCCAAAGGCAGTAGGAAGATAGTTTCCTATCTACTTATATTTATATGTTTTTATTGCTTCATCAAGCACAGAATTTAAAAATTTACACCTTTCAATAATATCAGAAGATAATTCTACTGAATATTCTCTCTTATTAATTGTAGGTCTAATATCATGCAATCCTGGACTTTTATGAACTTTTAGATCAGCGTCTTTTGTATAATACTTATCTTTTATATTATTTAAATCATGGTTAAATCTTTCTAATTGATAAAAATTATAAATTAGATCTAAAACTTTATTAGTGTCTTTTAGTATATCATTATAATTTATAAAGATGCATTCAAGATCTTTAATTTCTCGGATACCTCTTACAATAGAATGAAATGACTCCATTAATACAGGTTCTTCATCGTTATATATAGAATTTAAGTAATAATCTTTAGTTTCATTATTTGGAGAAATTTTAACAAATGATGATATAATTTCTTCTAATTTTCTATACATAACTATAAATTTAGGTTTTTGTGTTATATATTTTTTTATTAATTCAAAATTTTCTGGATGAATCCATTTTCTAGCATGATCTACTATAATATCATTCTCAATATTATGATATAATAAATTTGGAAGATTAGACATGATATAGTGTTGAGTATCAGTTGTTCCACTTTCTTCCATTCCCAATCTACAATATTTCGTATTAAATGATCTGTCTAGATCATACATTAATTGAACTAATAAGGAATTATTACAGCAATGTATTTGTGGATTTTGTGATAATATTGATGTTAAAAGCGTTGTTCCAGATCTAGGAAGACCAGCCATAAAAATAAACTTCTTCAAATTAACCTCTAGAGTGCTCGTCAATAATATCCTCTAAAGCTGAATTGATAGGTTTATAACCATAGAAATGAAGTTTTTCATGCTTGCGATCAAGCTGATCTCTACGTTTTGAGATAATTCTAGCTCTTGCTGCTGCCTCTAGAATCATTAAGTACTGATTACCTTCAAAAGCTTCAACAGCTTTTTGAATATCTAATCTTGGCATTTCTTCACGTTTTTTTGACATTCCAACTTCCTCCATAATATACTTCAACTTCACCGGTAGATTTATTAAGTCTTTGTTCTCCGTCTGAAGGTTGATCTAATTTAACTGACCAATCAATAGCATCAAAATTCTTTTCAAATTGTTTTGATGCTCCCTTAGATATAATACTGTCCCCAGTAATATCGTTCTTTGCAGCCATTATTTTGGCAACTTATCTTTTTTAGGACGACCTTTAGATTCTTTTTTCTTATCTCGATTACCCATTATTTAGCTCCTTTAGATTCTTTACGTGCTGCTTTTTCTGCAGAGATTTCATTACGGCGGGCTTTAACTAATTTAGCTAGTTCGCCTAATGCCTTACGCGCTCTTGTACCTGCTGATGAATTACCCGCTACAAATTTTGCATCTTCTGCTAAGTAAGCATTAAATGCTTCTTGAATTGCTACTGTTGTACCAATCATAACATCTCCTTAATATAATTTTTTAGGCATCTGTGTAGATGCTACTTTTTTCAACCAACGTTTCTTTGCTTGACTCTTTGCTTTCTTACGAGCTACACATGGTTTTTCATATTCCATTCGATCTCGTATTTCTTCAAGAAGTCCTGAGTCTTGAACTTTCTTCTTGAATTTTCTTAAAGCCTTTTCAAATTGGCCTTCTTGTACATCTACAACTAAGCCAAGTTTTTCTTCTGGTTTTGGTTTAAATTTTTTGTTTGGTATAGCTATTTTTAGTCTCCTAGAGTAACATTAACTGGGATTCTTGATCCCACCATTGGATTATAATTTAAAAATCCTGAAATAAGATTTCCATTATAATCAACAATAACATTATAACCGTTTACTTCATTTCTATTTTGATAACTAGTTGAGCAGACTGTTTTAGTTTGGTATCCATCTCTCTGACCCATTCTATGTCCTACAATTGCCCCAACTCCAGTACCTATTGCCGTAGATATTGTCTTTCCGGTACCGCCACCTACCTGATTTCCTAAAATACCGCCAGCTACTCCACCTAATACTGTTCCATAATTAATATCATTTGATGGAGGAACATATTCAGTTACTTGTTGACATCTTTCAACAGGAGTCGTAACCATACTATGTAATGGAGAGACCCTTTTAACTATTCCATATTCAGTTGCTGATGCTATTGAACTAATAAACAATAAACTAAAAAATACTTTTTTCATATGTATATCCTTTTTACTCATAATTCATTATATATTGCTTTTGAATTAAAGTAAATTACTTTTGTAAATAAAAAAGGGACCCTGAGGTCCCTTTAAATGTACTTGAATAATTACTTATTCATTACGTACATTGTAACTTCGAAACCGAAGCGCATTTCAGTAGCTGCTGGTTTTGTCCACATAGTAGTTCTCCTTTGTTTATAAAATATTACACTATAAACTCATTTCAGTAGAGATATCGATAATCTGATAAAGGTCTACCTTGAGGCCTATACATCATATAATTGCGTTACCAACTATATACATACATTATATCTTAAAAAGTATTTAATGTACATATCTACTTATATAATACTTTCACCAGGGTGTTAATTAAAAGTATTAAAAATACGTAATCCGCTGATTATTGATTGTCAAATAATCCAGCTTGAGAAAGAACTTCTTCTTTTTCTGCTATTTGTTTATCGCCTTCGGATTTAATTTTTGCTATCAGTCCAGCAACTTCATCGTATGAACCTTTGCCTAGATATTTAAGAATAATGTTAGTTTCTTGTACAGTCAAATCAAGTTTGATATTCATAATTACTCCGTTTTACGTTTGATACCACCGATATTGTATTTAGGTACTAGTTCCCATTCGCCTTTTTCTTTGAATGAGACTACTTTAATTTGTGATAAGGAAGCTTTAGGTTCAGCCTTGGCAGGATGTAAGATCTTTAGAAGACCCCAATCTTGTAGCAATTCTGCAATAACATTTCGTCTCTCAATATCGGAGATAGAGATATCTGACTCTTTGCCATCAAGGGCAAATAGTTCTTTGAAATGTACGATAAAGTACTTTCCTTGTTTGTGTAGGATATGACAGGACTGAAATAGCTTCTTGTCTTTTCTTGAAGCTATGCCTATACGGGTGAGAGTTTCTCTGACTTTTAAGAAATTATCTGGTTCAATCAAATCAACTTCCAACATCGCATCGGGCGTCCAATCATAATAAACCATGGCAATAGTCATTATATGTTCACTTTCATTCTTTTTTATTAATCTATATTTTATTTATATAATTACTAACTTCTGCCACCGGTTTCATATGCTTCTTGAAGTTCTTGGAGTTGAGCTTGAGACATTAAGTCAATTACCTCATAGGCCTTATTTTCAGAATACTTATAGTGTTTCATAATAATCTTTAATGACTCAGTACTTGCATCTTTTTTGTGCCATTTACTAAATCGTCTTTTCTTAGATACAGACTGCAATAAAAAGTCAAACTGCCATTTTTTAGGTATCTCCGCGGCTTTGTTCATTTCATTGGCATATAGAATAGTATCTGGGAAATAAGATAATCCTCGGTTAACCATAAAGGAACTATAGTCCTTTTCAGCCTGAGGGTCCTCAAATAGGTTCTTTTTATTGTCGTTTATAGCATTAAGAAAATCAAATGGATTCATCTAAACCTACTTCTCTCAAATTTTTTGGACTAGCCATAAATGATGTATCAGGAAATCTTATCTTTAAGTTTGCAACTATTTCTTCTTTTGTACTACCTTGAGCTAGAAACTGAGGTTCGTCTCTGCTATATGCATAGATGACATCTTTAATCTTTACTAGATCTATATCAACCTTTTTAGGTTCTTTCTTTTCTGGAAGAGGAGAATAAGCAATACTCTCAAGCATTATCTTGAGTCTACGGTTTATTAGTAATTTAAGAGCAAGCCATCCAATTATAAATCCTATAACAACTGATAGGAATATCATTGTTTACCTTCAAACGGCGGGGTGCCTCCATCTTTAATAAACTGATTGTATCCTCTCATTTTTACAGCATGTATATTTACTGCAGCCTCACGTATATCCTTATACTTATCTGAATAATTTGATTTAATAAATCCGCGATCTATTAAATACTCAGCTTTTTCTAAATCTTCAGGATCATATTCTTGTTTTATTTCATCTTGCATTGAGCCATTACCTCCGTCAAAGCCGCCATCAGATTAAGTTCATGATCGGCAACAAAAGCTGCTTTATACTGATAATCTGCCAATATAAGAACTAGTTGAGGAATACTTGCAGTTTCCATAACTGTAAATGCAGAATCATAAAGCTGTCTAAATATATTTATCGAATCTGAATCACTATTCTTTGCTACCCATTTACGAACCTCAGTAAAGTTCTTATCCTTCATATTCTTAATAAGTTCTTTGAATGATTCTTCAGTAACATTTAATAGAATAGCAGAATCAATTCTACCAGATACAGAATATCTTTGTAATTCATTTAGTATACGGCGGTAATCAGGAAAATACTTTGTGATAAGTTCAGCAACGACTTTTTGATCAAATTCAATATTCTCTTGAGAAAGGATATTAGATGCACGTTTGAAGAAACTTGCCGCAATAGCTTGCTTCTCATTGTTTTCAATCTTAAAGTCGATGACAGAACATCTTGAATGAAGAGGATCAATAATACGATTCTTATAATTACAAGTAAAGATGAATCGACAATTATTACTAAACTCTTCAATGAAAGCTCGTAATGCCGGTTGAGTTGAATTTGGATTTAGATAATCTGCTTCGTCTAGAATGATTACCTTTTTAGCATCAGTAAGAGATACTGATGAGGCAAAACCTTTAATTTTTGTTCTTAAAACATCGATACCAGATTCTTCAGATCCATTGATGAATAGATATTCAGCGCCGATCTCATTACATAACGCTTTTGCAACAGTAGTTTTACCTACACCTGCTCCACCACAAAACAAAAAATTAGGGAGTTCACCAGATGCGATAAACTCCTTAAAGGTATTTTTTAGAGACTGAGGTAGGACACAGTCATCGATCTTTTGTGGACGATACTTCTCCACCCATAAATATTCTTGCATAACAACTCCATAATATAATTAAACTTCAAATGTAGAATCAGCTTCTACTGCAACATAATATACTAAGTCAGATGTCTTAGATTTAAATCTAGAGATCTTCTTAGATGAGATCGACACATCATAATCACCAGATAATAATTTTAAATTATCAACCAATAGGTTAACTTTAAAATTGAGAGTTGTTGTACCTAATACGTTTGTATAAGCATTACCAGTCTGATTCTTTTTAGGAGCAACTACAAGTGATACTGTAGATCCATTACCAACAATAGACACATCAGGCGATTTCAATAAAGATGCTGTCTTAAGAATCATATTATATACTGATCCGTCTAAAGTAAAATTTACCTCAGCTTCTGGAAACTTAACTTCATTTTTAGGAGCTACGATAGCTTCCATTGCTGCGGCAAAGTATTTAATAGAACCATTACCTTGACTGATAGTAAGGAATTTTTCATCAAAGATAATATCTGGATCTTCAAATAAAGATAATGCAGCTAAGAATTCATTTACATCATAGATCGCAAATTCTTTATCAAAGGTTTCAGATACTGTAGCTGTAGATAGAATAGTACTACCTACCGCTATGGTTGATAACTTATTACCTTGTTTGAATAATAGGTTATTGTTAATTGTTGCGTAATTTTTAATTACTGCTAGGGTTTCTTTACTCAATTTCATTCTTCATACTCACTTTCATCAAGATCTAACATAAACATTAAACAACAAATAGCATGAGCTAAATGATTAATACCAGTTTCATCATCATTTAGCTCTCCTTTTTTATACGCCCAAAGATGTCTTTGTGCTGCATCAAAATATCTACGAGGTCCGTCTGGTACTCTACGCCAGTTATCTGGTTCGTATTTTTCAGCTCCATAGGTTAATACTTTTACAGTCTCTCTTAAAGCTAAAGGAGGTATTAAACCATATTGTAGTTTACCACCATCAAATTTACGACCACCTTTATGGTCTTTACTTTGAGACTTTTCTAATTCTGCTTTCTGTTGCCAAATATCTTGTAATTGCTCAATTGCAGATTGGCCTGCTCCACCAAATAGTTTTTCACTACTACCTGCACCAGATGTTACAGTAATATTGTCAATATTATTATACTTATACTCTTCCATATTTAATCCAATTCGTACATTTTATAATATTTTAATTTTATTTTATCTATAATAAGTTGAGCATTAATCTTATTAAAATCTTTAATTCTTAAATCATAATTTTTAGGTTCTTCAAACACATCATCTGTATCTTTATACTTTGATGACTTTATTGTATTCATCCATATAATAAAATCTGGATTAATTATATCTCTCATATCTTTAAAAGGACATATCATATCTATAATAATATATTCATTTGTATCTGAATTTGCTAAACTTATCATTCTTTTAGCTTGTCGTATTCTACCATCATACGAAAAATCCCAATCATTATGTGTACTTCTTAATATATCGGCATTTATCCAGCTTGATGGTGATAATAATTCATGAATAGATTTGGCAAGTGAACTCTTACCAGAACCAGATAAACCCATAATTAATATCTTCATTTTTTTATATCCTCTGTTTAGAATTCTTGTTAGAAAACTCTAAAGAGAGGAGGCATTGCGCCTCCCCATATAGACTTACTTAAAGCTATATTTGTTAACTACAGAACCGCTATATAATTTAGCAGGTGTAGCTTTAACAGAGTAACCTTGACGACGAATGTAAGCAATAGCGTCATAAGGATTAGCTAAACCAAAACGACTAGCGATTTGGCGTGCTGTCAATGATTGACCTTTTGAAAAGGTGTTAATTAACTTTTGTGTTGCTGTCATATAATACTCCTTCATTATGCCGCAGTACAGGATGATATTGATAAGTTGCGGCAATACTTATCTATCATTTTAGAATTATATACTAGTTTTAGATTAAAGTACATTTATTTTTAATCCCATAGAGCTGTATAGTATTTTCCAAATAGATTTAATCCGTTTTGAATACGAGCCCAATGTTTATCGTGACCCTTCTTGTCAAACTTCAACGTATGTTTAGGACCATGCTTCATTTCATAGTTCCCATCAGGCAACTTAACCCATTTATTATCGGCTTTACCTGTCCAGAATGGAGCAGCCCAATCCTCTTTACTTAATTCAGTAAATGACCATATCATTTGGTCCATGACATAGTCCCACCGTTTGAAGTAGTTCTTATCAGTCTCACCATTCTTTGGTTGAACTTTACGCTTATCTCGCAGGTTTGGCGGAACATCATTATTATCAACATGTGGAGCACCATGTTTATCATTCTTAAGTTGCTTAAGCATTGGTAAAATAATAGGTGTTAATGTACTGTCCATGCACCATGTATCCCATGGATCTATCTTAACGTATCGAATATCTCGCTCAAAGATCCTTCTAATATCAAAGAGTTTAGAACAGAGCCAACCAAGTTTTGTGTATTTAATTATGTTCTCAACTAATGGTTCATCATAGTCAATCTCACGCCAGAAGATTATTTTCTCGACGATCTCATATGGAGAGATCCAACTACTTTTTGGTTTATTAAAGTACACTTTCATTATTTGAACCTTAAGTCAATATTCTCGTTAACTCGTAGTCCATATTGTTGAACTACATCTTTAAACATATCTGAAAATTCAGACACATCTATAATCCTCTGAGACTTACCCGCTTTAAAATCATCAAGCTCATCTTCAGTTGGTATAGGAAAACCGTATACTGATTTAGATAGTTTATTACCTCTATTAACTAACCATTTAGGATAACCAAGTTTAATACCACCTTTTTCACGTTGTTTAAACATCTTTATGTGGTATTCATCCATTTGTTTAAGAGTTATTTCATCACTATCATGGTTAAACTTTTCCATGATAGTGATTACGTATAACTTTTGTGTATCTTTAAGACTAATAAATTTCATCTTCATGCTGCCATTGCCATAAGTTGGTTAACAGCATTTTGTTTAATATCTACACCATTGCCAAACCAAGCATTATTAAGTCTACCACTTGGAGTTTTAGACATTTCCCAATCTACCATTTGAGTAACTGCATTTAAAGCTCCCCAACCTGTACCTTTTGAAGATTCTAGATTAGCCCCGATAGCTTCTCCTTTGAATAACTGAAGAGCTCGATCTACTTTGTAATTCATTACTTGATCTTTACCACCAAGAATCTTAATAAATGCTTCTTGAGCATTCTTAGAAGATAATCTTAAATTAGCAAGGATATTTGCTGTTTCTTCAAATGTCTTGAAGATTTCATTACAATCAGCAAGTTTTGAAACTACAACTTCTGGTTTAAATACTGATGAATGTCTAACAACTACTTCAGCTACACCTTGTTGAGCAAGTTGTAATGTGTTATTACATACAACACGTACACTTGTTAATCTAGCTTGAGTTGCTAATGAACC